ATTGGACAGAAGGGAGATAGGAAAGGGAAACATGTTGGAGCCGGTTACCCATACAGAAATGTCATTGTTACAGTGGCACATACAGGACGACAGTGGTTCACATCAATGGAAATAGGACACAAGGTGCTATTATACATGCGTGAACCAGATCAATTAGGCATAGGTACTATTATGGCATATGATGAAGATTTAGATATCATGATCATATCCAGGCCTACTGTTGAAATTGATTCTGGGAAACCACTATCCTTTAAGTCACTTAAACACACTAGAAAGACACCTGAAGTCGGAGACAGATTCACCATCAACTATGAAGATGCTGAAAAGGAAGTTTCTTGCTCAGGTCGTATCTTGAAAGAAGACGACTGTTTCGGTTTACACGATTGTTCAACAGATAACGGAGCTTCAGGTGAGCCTCTTTTTGGCCACATGCCTGGAGCACCTGTCTTAGGGATGCACAAAGGAAAAGCGGTAGGAAAGAATAGATATATACCAATAAGTGTTATTAATTCTTTTTTAGCGAATACCACTCAGAGTTTGAGCCCAGTTTCTGGGCCGGAACTCTGAGTGATTTCCGAATCTACGAGGGCTTTGATCACTTTCCACCAGTAAGTGATCAACACAAGCCAACTAGTTTATTCACTGGTCAAGAGAAATTCAGTAAAGGATGGAAGAAATGGTTTGTTCCTTTTAATTACCCGGAACTTGAAGAATGGAAACATCTTCGCTATAATTACATCCCGAACTGGAAAGAAAGTGGTTTGGAAATCAAATTGACAGAGAGATACAACGAAAGACCCGAGCTTAATGTTGTTTACCAAGATTGGAGCATATCCTTAGATATACTCACAAAGTTTGTAGGACGAATAGTTCCGGTAACGGAACCCATTTCCCTTATGGATGCCATGCAATGTACCGACCCTAATAAGTCACCTGGTATACCGCTTAGAAAAGCGTATCCAGACATTTGCGGGAAAGCATCAAAAGGCACGGTCCTCATACAAATTTATGATCAAATGGAAACAGCACTAGAGAAGATAGATAGAGGCGAGCAATTGCCAGCAAGTCTGTTTTCTGGGTGGCTAAAAACCGAGCTCTTGCCTCGAGAGAAAGTTCTAGAGAGTAAGAAAGCCCGTTTGTTTATGGCTGCCCCAGGTGATCACGTTGCTATCTCCCACACGTTGTTCCACACTCAGAATAAGTATATTTATAATGAGTGTTGGCCAGCAACGTGTTCAGCTATAGGAGTAGACAAGTTCAACGGATTCTATCCGATGATACGTGAGTCTATGTTACATGCTAAGAAGAAACGTGGCTACGTGTTGGTAGCGTGTTTTGATGGTACAAGACACGATGCCTCGTGCCACGAGGATGAGTTTGGAGGCATATCATATGTCAGATGGAAACGAGTAAAGGACAAGGAAAAGTACATGAATAGGACTAAGTTTATATATAGAAACATAACTAGGACCTATGTCGTTACTGAAAAAGGGCAATTAATTCAAATTAATGGAGGTAATAAATCAGGACAGGGTAACACCACTGTTGACAATACCTTAATCCAATTGAGGAGGATTATTTACGCCTTGGTCCGCATGAACCGTTTCGATGTGATAGATGAGCTAATGGGATATTTCCCACCTGCAGTCTTTTTAGGAGACGATATTATGATATGGTCATCACTTCTTACTGAAGAAGATTATGAGACCATCGTAAAAATAGTCACTAATGACATAGGGGCTCATTGGAAAGCACGTATGTGCGATGAAACGAACTGGGAGTTTTGTAGTCATTCACCCACACCAGAAACAGGATATAAACTGGCTGGTATAAGTATTGACAAAATCATGAGCAGCATCTTTAGAACCCAACACCTTTCCACAAATTTGGAGAGGTTAAGAGGAGAACTATATGAAGCTGTACCCCACAGTCGTTTCTTTGCCGCACTATATAGTGTAGCCAAGGACCTTCACTCAAACGCCGGAATTAATCTACCGGACGCTGACACCTTCGTCAATCACTGGTATGGAAACCAGTGTATCGGGGCACCCGGGTTATACGAAAGCCCCGATAATCAATACGTATTTTATTTTTTAAACGAATTGGTTCCCGAGATGTCGGTAAAACAAAAAAGACAAGTATCAAACCTTCAAAACCAACTGAAGGTTGAAAAAGCAAAAACAAAACGCATTATCGCCAATAACCGAAAGCAAGCCGCCGGTTCTGCACCTTCGTGTGCTGGAGCTATGGTTAAAGCGCTAGCTCGAGGTATTGTCGACCCTGGAAGTTCGGATGCCATTAGGTATCCAGATGGTACGGGGGTGCGTACGGCAACGATTAAATCTAAGGCGCAATCATACATTGATTTTGCGCTGGACGACACAATAGCTAACTTTGGAATAGGTAGCTTCTATGTGGAATGTCACCCAGATGCCCAAGTACCAATAGTCACTCTGACACCCAAAATTAATAAGGGTTTGGTAATGATGGGTTCTTATACAGGCGGTCACAATTTGTCAAATTTCTATGGTCTTTACAAAGACGATGTGAGACAAGACGATGTTTTTGTGGCACGCTGGCAAGTGCTGCAGTACTTTGACTTGGTTATTCCAGTCATTGGTCCTGATGGAGCACCTCAGCAAACCTTATGGGATGCTGGGGAGAAAACTGCAGTTGCAGGCAACTATTATCCACCATGTTACGGATTGCACGGTGTAGGAAACTTAGTAGATGGTCACTGTTGTGTTACATTAGAAGGAGTCAGTCCAGAACTGGCATCCTTTGATGTTAACGTGACTATCTCACAAGTAGACTCAGCCGGAGCCATCCTCAATTCAACAACCGTTCTCAATTGGACAGGAAGTAGAACAAATTTTAGACTAGATCTATCTACTACTCCTCTCGACTTGTTCGGACACAGAATAATGGTGGCGTGTTATAACAACACGATAATGGATGCTTCTATCTCGCTTATAAGAGCTGGAATGGCATACAATCCACAGAAAATAGGTTACAAAACTATCCAATTGCCAACCATACAGACTAATTTACAAAATATTGAACAATATAGAATAAATGCTTGGTCAAATTGGTTGGAATTCACTGGTGCAAGTTTAACAAATGCTGGTTCAGTAGCAGGTTGCCGATATAATGGCGGCCCGCCTGCTGGGCACACAGGTTTATATGATTACGACACAGTCTCAGCCCATCCGGAAAGCTCAACAAATATGCTGAAAGATGGAGCCTATGGCTGGGGTAATTATTTAAATGCAGCGCAGCGTAACTTGCGACCTTTGCAGGCTACTGTGGGGACTAAATATCCCTACATAATCTTTGCTGGTGTGTTTAACGGAGATAACTCAGGTACTCTGAACGATGGCAAAATTCTTAAGTTGATTTCTTATCATCATCTAGAATTTACATCCAGATCTCAAAGCTACACCTATAGGCCAGGCATTTCATGTCCTGAACTAGTAGCTCACGTGAGTAACGCTCTCGCTTACATGCCACCTACGATGGAAAACAAATTCCATCTAAAAACAATTAGGGATTTCATTAATTCCGCGGCCTCTAGTTTCGCTAAAACTGCTGGTAAAACAGGCAGGTTTGTGTGGGACAACAGGGAGAATATTAAGAAATTGGTAGAAACAGTGGAACCTATGCTTCCATTGGCATTCGTATAAGCCAGTCGCGAGACGAAGAAAACAAC